TTAATTCATGGTGATAATCCTGTGATGGGTTCCACCACCAATCGTGTAAGCCGCCGAACCAACAACAGAATCAAAATCTATTCCATCTTCACTGCTGACAGCTTTCAGTGTCTCGCTGCTAGATACAAGAACTGGAGTTGAATAGATGCTACCGTGAGTGCAACCTCCTCCACCATTGGCTGTCGGTGTTGAGCTATCAGTGGTGTAGCAGATTGCTGGTGAACCACCTGTCACGGTAGAAATTGTGACTGATTGGGTGCTGCCATAGCTACCACCTGCTGGAGTGAACGTTGGCATAGCTACAATTGTCGGAGCTCCAGCGTGAGTCGTCATCAGGTCAGCATAGGCTATATTGGACCCGTTGGCAGAGTTGGTCACACCGAATTGCACATTCTCTACCAGTTCTCCTAGTGTTCCCCAGCCCAATGCGTATGCGCCTTTATTGCTAGCACTGGTACAGGTCCCAGAACAGTTCTGCGTGTTGCCATCGAAGCTGACAGAATAGTAAGTCAGAGTGCAACTTAAATGAGTGCAAGTAGCAGTTCTACTTGCGTGAATGACGATGTGATGCCAGGTATTGTTTGTCCATTGCGACCGTGGGCAAAGGATATTCGAAGTAATTAGCCAGCCATTCACAAATTCCCAATGAGAAGGAGTCGTGGTTAGGTCGCATTGTGCAGCGTAGATAACCGTAGCCGTATTGTTTACCTGACCAGGGTCAGATACGACCTGGTTCATGTCGAGTTCTATATTGTCTATAGTACTGGCATCGGTATAATAGAACCAACCTCCCCAAGTGAACTCCGTGTCTGTTGTATCGGACACAGTATTTAGACTGGAATGAAAGAGAGCTCCACCATAGCCAGTTGTATTTCCAGCACAGGATGTCCCCCAACACCATTCAAACTTCAACGCCTGATTATCGAGAGACGGACTAGTTACTAAGCCGCTGTCAATCCACAGGCACAGAGGATTAGAGTTCCATTGCCATTCCCATCCTGGAGCACTAACACTGTTTGGACTTGAAGTACAGTTCTCGTGGCCAACCCCTCCTCCACCAGATAAATGAAGGGTCTGAATGTCTTGTATCTGAAATTGTGCGACTGCTGGCATAGCCAACAGTAGCACAAGTAGTAGTATTCTATAGAATGTCATATTAGTCTATTGTGTAATCCACCGAGCATTGCAAATCTGTCGGTGCTCCTGAGATTGAACTGATTGTAGCTACAACGGGACTATGTGCGGCGATGGCACAGCTAGTTGTAGCTCCACATTGACTAGCGCCGTTAGCAAAAGCAAATGTATGTGCCCCTCCTGCTACAGCAGTCAGGTTACTTGCAAGAAGATGATTACCTGTGTCAGTAGCGATGGCTGCCTCTGTTCGTTTGTCAAGGTTAATAACTACGTTGGTCGTACCTTGAACAGCACAGTAAGCACGAAGAAGATGAATAGGAGTTGCAGGATTGATTACTAGAATTAATCCGCTGTCACTAACTGCAGGTGCGATATCGGTAAATGAGGCTGTGCGAGATTGAACAACACTCACAGCCGTAGTGATAACCTTTGTACCGCTTCCTGTACCACTTCCTGTTGGACCCATAGCATAGAGAGCGACACCTCCTCCATTTGTTAGTCCACCATTTTCTGATGACTGACCGATTGTGTTACCGTTGACCTGGTCATTGATTAACTGACAGCATCCTCTAACATCGTGGATGATTATGTTCTCTGTTGTAAATGCGTTATCAATGTATATCTGGGCGTTTGATAAGCCGCTGATGCTGTCGAGAGTAATGCCTGAAGTTGTAGCGTCGGCTCCTACATGGATACCATCATTGGCAATTTCTCCATGGTAATCACGAATTGCCATCGGACCCAGACCACTGATTCTAATGTTATCCGTTGGCATGACGTTGCCAGTGCAATGGCTGTTATAGCAACATCCTGGGTTATGTACAGTAATCTTGTCTAAAGACCACGGCAGTCCGAACATCAAGTTATCGTCTATCTTTACCCCTACTGCATTAAGAGTGCAATTGAACTGCTTATCGTTCCCAACTACCAATCGGGCGTACATAGAATGACTTGGTGAACTAGGTGAGCCATCTTCAATATCTAGACCAATACCTCCGTTACCCCAATTTACAATGTCAGAATCAAACACTCCTGACTTTTCTTGAGCAGTCTTATTTTGTACTCCAATACATCCAGATACTCCATTACAATCTATGGTTACACCCATTATGTAGGAATCGTATTGCTGCTGAGAAGTTGGCAGATTACATGCGCCACTATTACCGAAACAGAAGATTGGTGTGTTTGAAGGAAAGCTACCGCCTGCACATGGTGTTCCAGTAGTCTCGCCATTACAAGCACGGAAGATGGTATTATAATTTCCAGCTTGAATCGTCGTGCCTATACCCTTTACATGAAATCTGGTGGGTATCACAATACTAGAAGCCGAACTAGTCAGCCAGTATGTAGTGTCACCAGCTAACCATTCACCTGTAGGGGTCCCTGTAGGAATTGGAGAAGTACCATTAATGGCTTGAGCACCAGTGATACCACCAGCATTATAGATACCATCAGCACCACTAGACGTAATACAGGCATTGATTTGAGCCCCTGCATCGGCACCAGCAGACTCACTGCAATCAGTGCCAGTTAGCCATTGCGAAGCTGCATTCAAGTTAGCCAGAGCTGAGGGAGCAGTCCTAGCTCCTGTACCTCCCTGAGGTATGTCAATGACGTTCTGAGCGAACATCATTGTTGACAGCAATAAGATTGTTAGTAGTAGTTTCATTAGGCTCTCATCTTTCAAAGAGCCTTCTTGAGGCTTCAGGTGGGATTCTTAGTGTCTGAAATACGTCTGGAGATTAGCTCCAGATTGAGGGATAGACCCTGCAGTAAATGTTACGGTCGTAGAGGAAAGAGTGTAATCGTTTCCATTGGGGTCTTGTAATACCCCATTCACGAACAGCATCAAGCTAGCAGCAGGATTAGGTGCATAGGACAAAGTGAATACAGCATTGACTCCGTTGACAGCTCCTGTAGGAGTTCCATTATCCAGGAAGTTGAATCCAGCAGCACTGGAGCCTGTATATCCGGTGAATCCAGTTGGACCAGTGGTTCCTTGAAATCCTGAGTATCCAGTGAAGCCTGTGTATCCAGTGAAGTTCCCTGGTCCAGTGGGTCCAGTTGCTCCTGTCGCTCCTTGAGCTCCAGTGTACCCAGTGAATCCAGTGGGTCCAGTGTACCCAGTAAAGTTACCAGGTCCTGTGAAGCCAGTAGCTCCTGTGGTTCCAAGACCACCCGTGTATCCTGTGTATCCCGTATATCCAGTGAAGTTTCCTGGTCCTGTATATCCTGTGGCTCCCAGACCTGTGTATCCTGTGTAGCCTGTATAACCAGTAGCTCCAGTGGCAGAGGCAGTACCAGCAGGACCCGTAAATCCAGTAGGTCCGGTATATCCTGTGAAGTTACCTGGACCCGTGTATCCAGTGTAACCAGACGGACCTGTGGGTCCGGTATAACCTGTGTATCCTGTAAAGTTGCCTGGTCCTGTATACCCTGTGTAACCAGTAAAGCTACCAGGACCAGTGTAGCCTGTGTACCCAGTGAAACCAGTAGGTCCGGTGTATCCTGTGGGTCCGGTGTAACCAGTGAAATTTCCTGGTCCAGTGAATCCAGTGTAGCCTGTATAACCTGTGAAGTTACCTGGTCCCGTGTAACCTGTGTCGCCAGTGAATCCTGTCGGGCCAGTATATCCAGTGTACCCAGTGAAATTACCTGGACCTGTGTAGCCTGTGTAACCCGTATATCCGGTAAATCCCATCGGACCTGTGTAACCTGTGTATCCAGTTGGTCCTGTGGAACCCGAGCCACCACTGCCACCTCCAGTGCTAGAGGTGTCGAGGACATCCCAATTGTGGTTAACTAGGTCTTGCCAACCATATTCACCAGCAGATGGTTTGTATAATTGTAATCGTGGTGTATAAGTACCCATTTTATTTGCCTTTTGTGCTAATACTCGACTTAGTCTTCGTACCTACTAATAATCGCCGTCTGAGCAGTTCTTTCTTGCATTGGTGGTTCAAGCAAAGAGTCTGTAAACCTGGTGGGAACTTCTTAGATATAACGTGTCGGTATAAGCCGTCCCCACCCCTTCTACGTCCTCCTGGTAACTTATTCGCTGTGCCGTTATCTAAGATGTGGTCCAATGATAAACAGTCTGGGTCCATAACCTTGCATCCTGACCAGCAACACTGCAGGTGCCCTTGCTTACCGTAATATGTTAGTACTTGAACCTTCAGAGCAAATCGTTTCAACGCTACATCGGTAAGTAGTATCTTATGTTTATAACTCTTCCTCATTCTGCCTATCTATACGCAATATTGGTATCTAAGATGGGCGGGAACAGGAAGACCGTTCTGAATGGATGTGCTGAAGTAAGTCTTCCAATAGAGAGTAGTGTGGTCGTTGTATTTCTTACCCTTGCGTCTCTGTTGATATCGCTCTCTAAGAGCTGCTATCTTTTGGTGAACTGTCCATCTACTCACCCCCAACTTATTAGCAAGTTCTGTCTCTGACATTCCACCTAGAAGGTCTTCAATGAGAAGACGGTCACCAACTCTCACCTCCGATAACACTTCATTAAGATAAAGCTCATCGTGAGCCGATGGAGGTTGTTGTATATCAGGTAAGCTCTGTAGACCTCTATCGCAAATATCTTCCCAGATTTCAAGAGAGTACGATGCATCTGTATCGGCTTCCCTCAGTAACGGGTCCGTCAGTGCACATTCTCTCTTGTGAGACCTACCATTGTTACGGAGGGAGCTCAAGAATATTGAAGACTCCAACCAAGTGGCTATATTGCTTTTATTACCATCGAAGTTAGCATGTCGTTTCCATGCAAGCTGCCAAAACCTCAAGCACATTGTTCTGCGATACTTAGGATGGATGCCTCGTTGACTCAGCCACTTATATACCAGCAGAGAATAGCTCTTTACTATTTCCTCGAAGTTCTCCGCAGTAATAGACTTAATATCCATCTTTGCCCAACTAGTGGGGGTAAGACAGTCCTGTTCTAGCTGCGAAGAGAACACCGTAGGAGTGTGTGAATTAATCATATTAGCCATCAAACCTTGAATGTTACGCGGCAGCGGATAGATAATACTCAACCCACACTTCTATCACTCCAGCGGTAAGAGCATTAGTAATAATCGTAAAGGTAATGCCACCCGCACCTGTCAATTTCTTTCCAGCAGTGAATGAAGTAACGGTAGGCAATAAGGCATCCAAGGTTAATGAGCCCTTGACTGTCGAGGCAAGTAATGTTGCCACTCCACCGCCAGTACCTGCTACACCAATGGATACGCCTGTGGTTCCACTGGAGGTGACAGCAGTTGTGACATTAACCATACCCGCTGTGAGAATTGCATTGGCTGGTATTGTTGTATTTCTAGCAGATGGTGGTGTGATAGTGCTAACAACTCCACCATCAAGAGCGAAGCTATATTGTGCCCAAGCGATACCCCAGCTACCCGCCAACTGCATTGTTTTGCTGTTGACTTGAGTTACTCCGTCATTAGGTCCGGTGTAACCAGTGAAGCCTGAGTATCCCGTATACCCTGTATAGCCAGTTGGTCCTGTAGGACCCGTAGGACCTATTGGTCCTGTGTATCCTGTGTACCCAGTGAAGTTACCAGGTCCTGTATATCCAGTTGGTCCTGTGGCCCCCACTCCAGGTCCCGTGTATCCTGTGTAGCCTGTAGCACCTGCTGAGCCTGCACCGTTGATAACGATATAACCAGATTGGGACGAGAAGAACGTTACAACAACAGCGAAGCTAGAGCCGTCTATCGTAACAGTTGCTGGTTGAATCTGATTTGCAGGACTAGCCGTGTCGTAGCAGGTTACAATCAGCGCACTAGTATTAAACTTATGAGAAAGACTAGCGACTGAAACAGTAGTTTGGTTAGTGAATGATTGAGAATAATTCGCTGGTGCGACAGGTCCTGTATAGCCAGTTGGTCCAGTATATCCGGTGTAGCCAGTGTACCCTGTAAAGTTACCTGGACCTGTATAGCCAGTAAATCCAGTTGGACCAGTAGTTCCTGTATATCCAGTATAACCTGTGAAGTTTCCGGGTCCTGTATATCCGGTATATCCCGTTGGACCAGTGCTACCAATTGGTCCGGTATATCCAGTGTAACCTGTATATCCAGTGAAGTTGCCAGGTCCAGTGTAGCCCGTCGGTCCAGTAGAACCAGTAAAACCTGTATAGCCTGTATACCCAGTTACTCCTGGATTGCCAGCCAGACCCAAATTCCAGTCTGATAGTGAGCTTCCTCCATTGAAGACATCTATAGTGACAACGAGGGTAGTTGAGGAGTATGAACTGGCCACTCCTTCCATATATTCAGTAGGAGTGCCTCTACTAGTAGCTCTGACTCTATCTCCAGCTAAGTAAGCTAATCCAGCTTGGGTAGTAAAAGACTTCGGTGCAAGGGAGGGAGTTAGTGTACTCGCAGAAGTAGCCAAGTAACCAGCACCTGTATATCCCGTATAACCTGTATACCCAGTAAAGTTGCCAGGACCCGTATATCCTGTATATCCTGTTGAACCTATTGGTCCGGTGTAACCTGTGTAGCCAGTAGGACCAGTGTAACCTGTAGTGCCAGTGTATCCGGTGTATCCGGTAAAATTGCCTGGACCAGTATAACCAGTAAACCCACTGTATCCCGTATATCCCGTAGTTCCTATGGGGCCAGTGTATCCAGTCGGTCCAGTCGGTCCAATTGAACCCGTATAACCTGTGTATCCCGTAAAATTACCAGGACCAGTGTATCCTGTAGGACCTGTAGCTCCCGCTGCTCCAGCAGTTCCTTGAGTTCCTGTGTAACCTGTATATCCTGTTGCTCCAACGGGACCAGTGTATCCTGTGAAGTTGCCAGGACCTGTGTACCCTGTGTATCCTGTTGAGCCCGCACCAGTATATCCGGTGTAGCCAGTAAAATTACCCGCACCAGTATATCCCGTAGGTCCTGTAGGTCCTTGAGGTCCCGTATACCCTGTGAAATTGCCTGGTCCCGTGTACCCCGTATAACCTGTGGGTCCGGTTCTACCTGTATAGCCTGTATATCCAGTGTAGCCAGTCGCTCCGATAGTTCCATTGCTACCTGCAGGACCAGTGTAACCTGTGTACCCAGTGGCTCCTATGGAGCCAGATGACCCAGCACTACCTGCAGGTCCTGTATAACCTGTTGGTCCAGTTGCACCTGCAGAGCCAGCAACTCCAGCACCAGTGTATCCGGTTGGTCCAGTTGGTCCTCCAGCAGGTCCAGCAGGTCCTGTTGGACCTACAAGAGGATTGTAATATGGTGAATTGGTGGCATTAATCTGGAGCAACTCCTCAAGGGCACTCGTACCAGTTGGAATTGTAGCTCCAAAGCACTGGATGAAATCTCCATTGGCATCCAATATCTCGAAAGTGTAGTAAGTACCAGCAGGTACTATTTGTTCAGTCGCATATATTGCCTGTGAATAAACGCCAGTAACGTCTGCAGTAATCGTCTGTACAATGTTGGCGAGCAGACCATCGGCAGTATAAGGTGCGACACTACCATAGTTGACTAGGGTAATGTTGATAGTAGCCGCATCAGCGGTCCCTATAAGGTTCTGGATATTACCAGCTAAAATTGCACCTGTTGCCATTTATTGTCCTTGATGTCCCTTGAAGTTAGCTTTGAACTCCTCGAACTTCTGTCTAAGGGATTTGTCCGCAGCAATAGCTTGAGCCTTCTGAGCGGGAGTGTAGTCTTGGAACGCTGGAGAGTTCTCCAATGGTGTCCCTGACTGCTTGCCATACTTCTTTAATACTTCGGAGCCCTGATTAACTGGCACTGACCTTATGGCGTTCATCCATAAGCTATCTCCAGGTAATGTTGGGTCTATGAAACCTTTCCTTACCAAAGCCTTGAGTCCCTGGTCCAAAGCTACGCCACCAATCAATCCTAGGATTGGGTGACCAGCAGCTAGACCTAGAACTCCACCAAGTCCTGTAGAACTTGCTAGAGAAAGAGGTCCACCGAACTTGCTTGTGCCAGCCAGTTTGTCATGAGCTTCTTGTAGAGCGTCACGCCATAAAGTAGCTGTTGCAGTATCGTTGGTAGTAGGTTTTCCAGCATCATAATTCTGGAAGCGATGGGGACTAGCTAGCTTATTGTTGTCTGCCAATCCTTCATTCAGTTCACCAATCATGTCTTCTAATTCTGCAGCTCCAGGAAGTCCAGGCTTATCGGCATACTTACCTAATATTTCTGTTAGTCTGCTTCCATAGTCAGCATAGTAAGCTCCATTCTTGAATGAAGACTGCAGAGCTTGACGAAGCTGAGCATTGGGGTCCTCAAACTCAGGTCCTGCACCAGGTAAGCGACGAGCCATCTTTTCACCAGCTTCAGCTAACCCACCAGTGGTAGAACCTCTGGTAAGAGCTGCCTGCACTTCAGCAGCGGGTGGTTCTGTATAAGCTAGTTCAGCAAGTCTAGAAGCGAACTTTGGCGGTCCAGCAAACTGGTCTTGCAGGTTCTTAGCTAATGATGTGGCAGCATCGAATGAGCCACCACTCACAGATTGTGGATGATTAAACCAATATGTGTATTCATCCTGGACCTTATCAACAGCACTCTGAACTCTTTGCTGAATGTCATCTACAGGCAATCCCAAGTCCGTTGCTTTCTGGCTAAGATAATCTGTAGTCTTAGCAGCAAGGTCAGACATATCAGCAGCATCTGGAGCTTTGCTGGCAATGTCTGCAAGATTATCCTTAACGAAGTCTGCAGCTCCTGATACAACTCCTTTAACGATGGGAGCAGCAACATATTTAACGCCAGCAGCGGCTGTGTCGGCTAAAGCTCCAGCTCCAGCAGCGGCTGTCTTAGCAGCACCTTTACCGACAGCATTAGCAACGGTAGAAGCTGCGTCTTTAACGATTCCAGAAGTCTCTTCAGGGAATGCACCAGATGCTACGGCTAAGCCTTGTGTCACTCCTCCGACAACATCACCAGCCAATGCACCAAAGTTCTTATTCTTGATATCTTCACCGCCAGCTTGAATAGCTGGAGCTAATGGAGGGACAATAGCTGATACATCGTGAGCTATCATTCCTGCTGTATCACCTGCCTTAGCAGCTTTGTTGCCCTTTCCAATCTCATTGATGGATTGGGTAGCGATACCTTTAATCATTCTCATTTCAGGACTGCCTGGGTCGGCAAAAGGTATCATCTCAACAGCCTTCTTGAGAGCACCAGCAGCATCTCCATTAACCAATGCTTCCATGGCATCATGTAACTTGCTAGTTCTGTCACTATAGATAGAACTTGCCAATGCTGCAGGAGGTCCCAAAGGACCAGTCTCAAATACTCTGCTACCGAAACTAGGAGGAGGGGTTGGTACTGTTGAACCGAGAGTCTCCCCTGGTTCAAGCAGAGAGGCATCTGGGTCTGGAGTTGTTGAAGCTGCAGAAGGAGCAGTCGTTACTACTGGACCTAGTGTTTCACCAGGATGTAAAATGTCAGTCATTAAAAGTTGACTCTCTTCCCGTTAAGAACATATCCAGTAGTCTGACCACTCTTCATGATGGGTCTGCCTCCAACTGGTACGGTGTTGTCTTTGCCAGCGATGTGGTCAAGAGACGTTTGCGAAGCTGGGCTCATTATTGTTACAGGTGCGACCACTCCAGGGGGCATACCGTTCTCCCACTGATTCTGGGTAGCTCCAAGCTTGCCTTTCAATAGTTCTCCAATTTCTTTGAGGTTAGCTCTCAATTCTGGTGGAGACCATGAATCAAGCTTGGTTTCCCATTCCTTTGCTTCACCCTCTGTTAGGACCCCACTTCCACCCTTCCACGCTTTATCAAGTTCCATAGCTACAGCTTGCTTGTCAGAGTTAAGACGAGCAGCTTCTCCACCTGTTAAGGCACTTAGGGTCTTCAATCCAGGAACCTGTGACCATATACCTGCGTTGTCATACATTCTGTGTAAGTGTTCAGCTACAGTATTCAATGCATTGATACCTTTGGATGTTGGACCAGAAGTGAAGTCCTTACGCATAGCTGCGTAAGACTCAGCTCTTGTTTGGTCGAATCCAGCATGGGTAGCATCACCAGGATAGGATTGAGCAACATCTGCCAATAATGCCTGACCTTGAGCCGTGCTAAATGTACGAGAGTTAGTAGCTACTCGTCCTTCACCAATGGCTCTTACTTGAGATTGACGAGCTGCAGGAAGAGTATTTAGATAATCTTGTCCTACGAGATTGCTGTTACCAGTCCTTAGGGCGCCAAGTTCTAGACGAGTCTTCTCAGCAGCCAATCTAGAGCTCTCAGTTTCTTGCTGAGTCTTAGCTAATGTTGCTTTACCTTGAGGAGTACCCTGTTCAGCAACTGCTTTCTGTCTAGCTGCTTCAGCTTGAGCTGGAGCTAACTTCAATGTCTGGTCAGCTTCCATCTTGTTGCTACTATCCCAAGCATTCTGTAAGTAATCAACACCGTTCTGTAGCTGCTTCTCCACTGCAGGGTCTGCATCTGGAGCACCGTTCTCATCCTTGTGCTTAGAATACTGGTCTAACTGTTGCTGCCTCTGAGCCAGAACAACTGGTAGATAAGCAGGACTGTTCTTGTCTAGATTGTAAGCAGGAGTCGGCTTTAGGGCAGCCAGTGCAGTTTGAGCTGCATCACGCTGTCCTTTAAGTCCTAGCAAGTTAAATGAAGTGTTGTCTATATCAGGCATTCCCTGAACTCTACGACTGGTATTGATAATGTCTCTGTAGCCATTGGCATTCTGCTTCAACTGTTGCGCGGACGGAGAATAGACTGATACCTGCCCATGAGCTCCATGGTCTTCTGGTTGATGTATAGCTACCACTGGTGGTATTAGTCCACCATTCTGCTGGGCAAGAGTTTGCATTCCAGCGTGAGCTTCAGTGCTGTTATCAGCGAAGCTTAAATCTGGCTCAATGCCGAAGTTATCTTGCAGGAAGTTCTGGTATTCAGCGGACTTCTGCTTATATTCAATCTTGTTATTGGCGCTGAGTTCATCAGCACGACGATGCTCGTCTAATGCAATGATGTGAGAGTCGGCTGCTTTAACACTCTCAAATTGAAGTTGCTGAGCACGTTGTGCATTCTCAACTTCCTGTTGCTTGCCAGCGATTACACCAGCAGCTCCAGCACCTAATCCACCACCGAAATGCTTCTGTCCAGCGGCTCCAGCCAATCCGTAGATAGCTCCCATAGCAATGTTCTTCCAGACAGATTGAACACCAGCGGCCTTAGGAGGAGCAGTTGCTTCCAATCCTGTGACTGGAGGTGGAGCTACATTTGTAGGAGTGGCACTGTTAGGAGGAAGATTTGATGCATCGGGAGTTGCTGTTACCTGAGGAGCTGGAGCAACAGCGGGTATGGAGTCAGCAGTCGGAGACGAGCTGATGGCAGGGATATTAGCAGGAGCAGCAGATGCGACATCTACCGTCTCTGGAGCTCCAGTCAATACCGAGTTGTCGTTTGATTCAGTCATTAGTTTGCCATCCTTAATACGCCCTCAAAGACTGGACGGTACATCCAACGCATAGGTGTTTGAGAAATAGCCTCTCCGTGTTTGAGATAGAAGTTCTTGAACCAGGTCGGAGCTTGGGTCTGCATCCATAGGCGAACCATCCAAGTACGGATATCGTTCCATCCCCAGAATGATGCTGCCACGAAGCAACCAGCGAATGCTCCTCCCTTTGCAAAGCCACCAGACACTCCAGCACCAATACCTCCAACCACACCACCAAGAGCTCCAAGTAGTTGACTCTGATTAAAAGCAGTAACAGCTTGGCTAAGGTTAGCGACCACATCGCCGCCTTGATTGGCGGCTCCTGCATAACCAAGAGGATTCTCTTGTGCAGCTACTCCATTAAGGGCATTAATTGCATTCCAGTAATTCTGTTGTTCAAGATTAGCGTTGGCTTGAGTAATTTGTTCTTGTGAGCCAGCTTGAGTCTCAGCCTCAGCTACATCCAGACCAGCCTTAGCCTGGGTCATTGTGCCTGCAACACTGGCTAACTTAGACCCACCACTTTGCTGAGATACTTGGTTATTAAGTACAGCTTCAGCATTCTTGAACTGCTGGGCATTGGTATCAGTAGCACCAGTACGCATTGAGGTAAGCTGTGATTTCGTGTACCCAGTAGGGTTGTCAATCATCGGCTGCATCTTACTCTGGAGATACTTCAACTGTGATTGTTGGGTAGCATACTGAGCCTGCATCATTGACATTAATTGTTGGTCAAACGTGGCTGTTGCTTGCTCTTGTTGCTGAGCAACTTTGTCACCTTTGCATAAAGCCCAAACGCCAGAATAGGGAACTTTAGTCATGGCATAAGGGATATACTCGCCCTCGATTAGCCAGAACCTTAGCTCGCTGATGTAATATGTTGAATTAGTTATCATTGGTTGTGTCGTCCTCTACAACAGTCGGATACACAGGCGGTTCAATCTTTCGTCTCAACATCCGATATTTCTTAGGGTCTATCTCTTCCCACCCATGGGCAGCACAGATATCAGCCACGTCACCATCTTTAACTAGAAAGTAGGCTTCACAATGACCAGTGTCATGCATTACTTGTTCCATCAGCTCACCAATACGCCATAGAGATAGAGCTGTTTGACGCTCAGTAATCTCAGGCTTGGAAGCTATAGATTCGTACATCAATACTGGCTGAAGAGGGATGTACATCAGTGCTCCAGTATCGTCTTTGGCTGAGCACATGATGGTACGAGGGTATGACATGACCTTCATGTCAAATCCATTTTTCTCTCTTCCATTCCATACCCACTTGATAAACTCTTTGGCTTTATCGAGGGGAACTGCATACAATGGCATTGCTTCTGCGGTTATTCGTTTCATGAGGTCCTATTATCTTTATAGTATGAGTGTGCTGTCTCCTGTGTGTTGATTCACAGGATGACTACCAGCACGGAACCGGAGCTTATTCTCGTGTTGTAATGCTATCTTTCCTTTGTGGTGTTCAAATACTGCTTCTATCTCAGTTGCAGACAAGGACAAGTGAACAGTGCACCACGAATCTGTAGTCGGGTCATCGCAACAGCGGTAAAGTACACTTACCTGGTCATCATTCAGTTCTCTATGTTCAATTGCCTTTAGTTTATGTTCCATCTACTAATGTCCTTTAAGTACCATAATAATTGTGAGCTATCAGTCCGTTTGACAATGTGTAGCTATGTTCTGTCTGTGAAGAAAGTCCATCATCGTCGCCAGATATCTTAATGAGTAGGTTCATTACCTTTCCTGAGTAAGGTATCTCTGGAAACGTATTAAGATGAATCGCATCTATCCACATGCCTTGATGCAAAATGCCATGTCCAAGAGTTACTGCTTCAGAGTCTCCCATATCGAGCATTGGACCAGTAAAATCTCTAGACTGGATACCGAATATCTCACGCCAAGTGCCTTTAGCAGTTAGTACCTTGTCTCCTATGCGAAGGTCTTTGAATGGAACGTTCCCATTAGGTGTTACTACTTTAGTAGTAGGGCTAAAGCATCCGATACCCCCACCACCACCGCCGCCACCGCCGCCGCCGCCGGATGAAAGCGTAATTACTCCCAATGGAATATCAGCATCATTGGCATTTGCGTTGTAAGCTGCAGTTGTGAAGTGGAACACCATCGCTCCACCTGAATAGGTTGGGTCAGTGAAATACACTACCCCTGTAGAGGTGTTAGTCGGTGCTGTACAAGTACCACTGCTATATGAAACTTGACCGAATCCGTATTGAATAACAAATGCTGCTACATTGATAGTAGAAGAAGTACCTGATTGAGTTAGAATGTTGCCAGTGGCTGTGGTTGACCACGAGGCACACAATGGTGATGTTCCTCTACTACCCAAAAGATGATTGCCATTCACCCAACCTGGACGAATGTAAGTAGAACCATCTTTAACTTCGTCATCAAGCGAGCGTATTTTCCAACAATTAACTCCCGTAAAGTAGGCATCGGAATATGAGGAATCATTGTTCCCTACACCAAAAGTCATGTAGGCAGTTCCTGCTGGAGCTGTAGCTACGCCAGTAAGATATTGCCATGAACCCGTTCCTGTCGTGAGTGCTGATACGTTTCCTATTGCTGCCCCAGCGGAGTTCCAGAAGTTTGCAACGATACCTGCACCGTTGCTGACGGTCCCAGCGTAAGCCCACCCAGCTACCTTATAAGCTTCTCCTGGTACACAAGCAGACTTATGAGTTGAAGATATGCCTCCCCATAGCACTCCAGAAGCGATATGGACATAATTTCCTGCTCCAGAATACGGAGGATTACTGTTTTCTATATATGTAATAATGTTCGGGTTAAATCCACCACCGCCTAATTGCCAGCCTGTAAGATTACCTAAAGCGAAGTTGCCGTTTTGGACCATTCCTTCGCCAACTACCATGGCAGCACCCTTTATGTAATAGGTGCCATCGTTAACATTATCTAGAATCTTGTTTACATGTACGTCTGCGAAATCAATATAGTGACCACCTGTTGGATACCAGAGATTAGGCGTACCGTTCCACCAATCGCTTGCGAGAGCACCTGTTATAGAAGTACTTGAGATACTAAGATTGGCAGTTCCAATGAGTTGGGTACTTAAATTTGGTGGTGTCCAAAGAAGTTGTAGACAGTATGGCCCTGTGTTATTCTGCCACTCAACAATGATTGGATGATACACTCCAGCAGCTAGATGAATAGTCTTTGATTGAGTGTAATTGAGGCTAGTAAAAGCAGCCTGATTGCCTGTCAGATTTACAACGATAGGCACGCCATCCACATATAGGTTGGCTCCATCATCGGAGTTTACCCCTATGGTGTAAGTACCAGTAATGCTGGGAACTAAATAACCAACCCAGCGAGCGTAAAAGTTAGTAAGGGCAACTCCAGCGGGTGCGGGATTGCCGAATCCATAAGAAGCTGAGGTGTAGTCGATGGAAGTGTCAAGCGTAGCGGCTGCAGCGACCTTCCCCATATTGCCAGCACCAACGGCAAATTGATGACCTGCACAGACTCTGGCATAATCTTGACCATCAACGAAGTCATCCATTGTCTTTTGGACTAAGGCCGAAGGGGCCAGCTTTAAGCCAGTCAAAAGTTGACAGCCAAAGTAGGTCGCTCCAGTTGGGGTATAGGTAGCATCCGTGGCTGTATACATCCAAGTTCCATCCACAAAAATGTCATATTGATGACCGCTAATACGGCAACCAATGTGGTGCCAGCCACTTAAAGTAGTGCCACTTACAAAGCCAGTCAAAGTTCCAATGGTTGTATAAATCCCACTATCTAACCTCAAAATTTGGCCAGGGGCGAATCCAGACCTTGCATCAAAGCGAAATACGTATCCATTGGGCAAGCCGCTGGTAGTGCTGGCGTACATTAGGACATCAATGATTCCTACTGGTATAGCTAGAATGTCAAACTCGATTGTTCCTTGGGTGTTTACTGTATTGCCTTGTATATAGCTGGTCAGAGGTGAGCCGTTGGTAACAGCATTTCCTACTTCTATCGTTTGACTAACGACCATCGCTCCTTGACCGATTGGTGGAGGGCTAGGTACGATGGCTCCTATTTCGGCTGGCTCTAGAGCAGACTCTAGTCCTTTCGTGTTGACTGCGGATACCCAGTAGTAATAAGTGACACCGTCACCTTTGGCGTCTTGTACTACGATAGTCGCACCGCCATTGGTTGGTTCGTGAACGAATGTCCGAATAACCGTGGCACCACTGGTAGTAAAGCCAGTGTTGCGATAGACCTTGTAAGAACTGATTACGTCCTCATCTCCCGGAGCTAGAATCAACTGAGAGAAACTGAACTCATATCCTGAGGGAGTAGCTACCAGATATTCGGTTATTGTTGGTTCTGGAGGACTACCGATAACTCCATTGAGAGTGACAGTACCAGTCTTAGCAAAGCTAAGTGGAGCTTCCAATCCCAATGCAGAACACGGCTGAGCGTACACTGTAACTGTTTCACCAGTAGTGTCACATAGGAACGATATCGGTGATATCGTTCCAGTAGTCATCAACTGAGGCTTGGTATTGCCGTGATATCCAACGAACCAGATATTGACGTGGTCGAAGTTAGGGTCAGGCTGCACTCGTTGATAAGAGACACTGACCTCTGAATTGGTGTAGCTCTGTTGTTTGACCGGAGACTGTACAACATTGATAGTGAGCAGTGCGAATGGCACTCCTCCTTTGCCACTGGGATTACCTTTAAGCGTTGGTGTTATTACTGGCTTCGCTGTGATTGGTGAAGATACATGAACGGGAGGGAATGGCTGCAATGGTCTAACTGGACGAAATGAGAGTGGTGCCTCGTTAGGTCCACGAGGTGTGATTGCCAATCGCTGTAAATCGTCAGTGGTAACATTAGACATTACGATAAACCTATTCCTAATATTTCGTTCTGCTGTGCTTCGGATTTGAACTGTATCTTGACTTGCAAATGTGAGACATGACCAGACAATGGATTCTGAGCCGCCTTGAAATCGTGTCTCCTTGTCCAGATAGTTTGAGTAGGTGGTAGCTGTGGCGGGTCTGGTACTGGATGAGGTAGTGCCACAAATGTAGCTGGGAATATACCCAAGTCAGCTACTTCATTGAGCAATACACTGACAGTTGGATAAGTACCAACTGGCATGAATTGAGTTAATACTGCATCTAGATTAGCTACTTTGCGTGGAGGAGCTACAGTTATCGAGCCGACCGTTACCCAAGCTGGATAAGTCACTTCGTCATCGGTGAATGTGTTTAAGTCACGAGCCAGTAGATAACTATTAGTAGAAGCACGACCCATCATCAACTTCCAATTGGCTGGACTTACCTCGATAGAAGCTATAGCTTTGCAACCTCCTGCTGGTATTATCACTGTGTCCCAAGCATTGGCTACCTGACTATAACGATAGATATTGGCGGAGCCATCGCATACGAACACTCCCTCATCTGGACCACTGCGATGAACAACGATGTAAGAATTAGCAGGATTGAATGCTGCCAACTGATATTCATTGAGGGCACCAATTTCATTCAGTCCATTAGCAGAGAAGTTGAATATCTGTCCTCTGCTCGTGATGATAAATATATTGTCTCCATCTTGAGAAACACAGTTCTGGTTTTGAACTCCCCAGTTGAGCTGCCAAAGCATGGGTGCTGTGAATGTGGATGAACTATTGCCAGTCACCACATAAGCATCGTCTTTGGTCCAAACCACTAATCCATTAGAAGTCGGTGCCAGAGCAGTTATACTTCCTGGGACAGGAAAGTTATTGGCAGGTGGCCATGATTCCTCACCAACGCCATTGATGGTATCTGGACCACCGCTAAAGTAGAGCGTGTTGCCTGAAGCTCCCCATAAACGACCTGCGTACCAGGTCAACAGAGATAATCCAGTTGGAGGAGGATTATTGGCAAAATCTACGGGTGCGATATCCAGGTCATTTAGACCAGAGTCTGGAGTGTTATCGGTATAACTCCACCCTCCAGAACCTGGATTGTTCACAGTAGAGAGAAAGAAATATTCAGCTCCTCCATCATCGGTACGGAAGATTACAACTTTATCTACTTGTGCATCTACGCTACGACTCCCTTGAACAGTGATATTCATGCCCGTGCCACCAGTCAATGCGTAGGCATAACTGATTTGCATTGGAACGCCAGCCTGAGCAATATTGAATGTGTACACTCCAGAGGTTACTGAGTACTGTCCGCTGCCTGGTGAGCCAGCGACCACAGTCAATGGGACATTTGTAGCGTTTACCACCACTCCCTCATCTGCAAGGAAGGTGGCTGAGTTGTTTACGGTGATTGTGTAGGGTCCCGTACCAGGTACGGTGTGGTGTTCAGCGACTGTTTGATTATTTAATGGTCCTGTGTCTGCTGAAATAGGAGACATCGTGCTTAAGTGCTTGGTGGTCGAGTTCTGGAAGCAATAACCGTATGAGTACCCAACTATTGGTTGTAGAACTCCTCCGTTGCTATATGAAAGACTTGGAGCCACAGTTGGAGCGTTAATACCTATCTGAGATAAGGTAGATTCGTTGGTCCATTTCTGTAGGTCCACTCCATTGACGAAATACAGAGTGTTGAGCACAGCTTGGAAGCTGGTTTGGCTAGCGCCACCTGACTTAGTAAACAGAGTCGTCAGACCAAGTGGTGTAAAGACTTGGACTGCAGTTGTCGTATCTACTAGTGGATAAACATTACCAGTGAGGTCTTGATAACTGAAGAAGGTTAGTGGCACTCCTAAAATAACTTGTGAAGGACAGTAACGCACGAATCCATACCTACGCTGTAAGCTGTAGCGTGGTGTAATCATTATGTTCGCACCATCCCACAGTGCATCCATACGAGCAATAAGCTGGATACCCATTGCAGACACAGGTGTAAACAACGGTGAACGGTTCTTGTACAGTCCCGTCCACCATTTATTGATATAGATTTCCTGTGTGGTATCTAGCCTACGTTGGATATCAGCCATCAGATTCCTTAGGCGAGATTATCGTGGTCACAATTGCAGAACTCATCGTGGTCGATATGAAAGTTATTGCTTGGGTCGTCACATGTTTCCCAGTTGTCGAGCTTATTGAGTACTTCGCCCACTGCTGGAATAGCTGGTGGTGTAATACTTGCCATTTGTTCTTTAGTTGCCATAATTACCTCCTTTAACTGTCATACGAGTTTTCCTGGTCTTCATCTTTCAAACCAGTTAGAACATCTGCAGTCCATTTGTCGCCGTTCTTGTACATGACAAACAGTCCACACTCGTCCATATCTAGAGCAGCACGGTCATGGAACAACAATTCACCTAAACGTCTGCAGCAAGACCCTGACACCACTAGCAACAGTGGTCCCTCGTCTTGTGCTTCCGATTCCATCTTGGTAACAAACTCATCGAACCTATCGGTGAAGTCGTTATAAGATTCACCATCAGGAGCAGATTCTTCAGGGTTGGCGATTAGGTCTCTTACTATGTTTCTACGAGCTTGCTTCTCATCTCCTGCCAATGAGCCAAGATTCCACGTTATCAAGTTGTCTGTTATCTCTATCTCGGGCTTGCTGACTAGACCAGACTGAACGATATTGGCGGTCTCTTCCGTCCTCAGTAACGAAGACGCATAGATACAGGTGATAGGGACATACTTCAGATAGTTAACCAGGGTCTCAACTAACTGCTGTCTGCCTTTATCCGATAACGGTAAATCTAACCAACCATCTGAACGGTGAGTAGCATCTAGAGCTGTCTGAGCATGACGAAGGCAGTAAATCTTTTGCGTAGAATCGATTTGTCCGTTGAGGATGTCATAGCTGTTCATCATCGATTACCACCATCCCCAATATGAGTTGTCCATCAATGGTTCTTCTGGCTGTAAGCCAATATCTGTGGCTTCGGCATCGTCTGCTGCCTGTATCTTGGCAATCTCAGCTTGTAGCTTCTTGTATTCGCTATCAGTCTTAGGGTCATTCAAATAGCGATACATTCTATGTAATAGAGACTGGCGAATCACGGCTGCATAGTTATCGGGAAATGGAGAGAAGGTCTGAGTTAAGGAAGTCTTAAGAGGAGCCTTCGCTTGATAGACGATATTGACAGCATAAGTAGTCGCACCTGGCACCATGTGCATACGAATCTTCACTGAGCCGTCTCCGTTATCAGCCAGCACGCTCACCTTTTCTGGCATGGCTACTCGACTGATAATCGGGAGTTCACGTCTGTATGTGAGGGGCATTTGATTAGGAGGGGAAGAAGTGTTATTCACTTCCTGCATTGAAGCTGAAGTACCATAACCAAAGTCATTGATTCCTGGAGCTCCTCCAGCGTCACCATCAATTTGTCCAGTGGTAGATGCAAACGAAATAGAATTGTTAGTAGTAGCTGTAACCAGCCAGGGCATGCTTCCATATCCTGAGCCCCACCCTAATCCCCACGCTCCTGCTGCACCCCAGCCACTAGTAGTTCCATTGTCTGTGAACACAGAGTTATAGGCAGCAGAAAGGCCAGTCGTCATTACTACCCCACTCATGAAGACGGAGGAATTTACAGCGATACGATGTGGCTGATAGGTCTGTACTGTTACCACCCCATTGCTAACACTGATGCCACCTACTTGGATTCCCCAACCTTGAGAAACCCAGTTAGGTGTGGGTGTCGGATTCGTTTGGTTAAGAGCGAATATAGTTGCTCCAGCGAATATGTAATCCTGAACATTGGGAGTAGTTATAAAAAATGGCATCTCCACCCTGTTGAACTTCCAGTCGTTGGGGTCAGAGATTAGGTCACTCAAAGCATCATTGCAGAGAGATAGACCTGGTTCATTGATATAGCCGCCGACATTAGCCAGGGGTAGTAAGTCCGCATGAGTACTGCAGAAGTTTAGGAAGCTCTGTAGGGTAAGAGTAGATGCCATTTATAATTCCTTATACGAATATCTCTCCCATGGCGGGGTTAGCCTGGAATAGTTCGTTGAACTTATCTGTGCTGTAGACATCGATACCCTCGTATCCTTCTGGAGCAATGCCTGGACGAATCTTGCATTGATTCCACAGACACAGCATGTAGCCAGGTCCATTTCTTTCTTGAACGTGAGTAACACGGTAGCTACCGTCCTTGCGTCTATGAGTACATGTCTTAGCCACGAATCTCTTACTAGCAATCTCTTGCTTCTGAGATTCGGCAGTCTGGAGACGAATACTTTGTGCTTGCTCGAATTCTTTGTCGTCAGCGTCAATCTTGCGTTGTTCTGTAGAGTTAGGCTCACGAGCTGCTTTGATGGTAGCAACCATCATGTCTTGAAGGTCAGTCTTAGTTATAGTTAGCGGTTGGTCTTGCATAATTATCCTTTCTGTAATTGGCGAGTTGTTCGCACCATCTGTTACTGCGGGAGTCACCTGAGGGGTCTCCGAATTCCTTGACAGCTTTGTCATAAGTAGTAGCTCCTGATTTGATTAGACCGATTAAAATAGAACGCCATCCCCTATGCTCACGAGTAGGTAGATGGCTGGCGTCAATGTCCACGTAGCTGTATTCAGGAATGTCTGTTTTAGGTAAACCGCCTACATACTTATGGAACATGAAGAACACATCAGAAGAGTAAGCAGACCCATCTCTCAATACCTGGTCCAGCTCTTGAGTTGTGCGTGGATAGTAGAGAGCTATATTGCCAGCCGAACCATCTCTTGCTTTAAGGTCGGGAGATATGCGTGTTAATCTGTTGATTAATTCTTGGAATGATAGACGTGGCCCTAAGCTACGGTCTGGGTCTTCGAGCTCATTCTGACCAGGTATCTTGAACTGTGCTGATTGTTTTAGTAACTCTTCACGTTCACGACATACCGCTTCCGCTGGGTCTAATCTCTTATCGGTAAGTTCTAAGGGGTCAGTCTCCACAAGGGGAGCAATTCCAGACTTCTTATATTTGCGTTTCGGCATACACAGCCTCGTACTTATCGCTAACAACCAGGGGACAACGATTGGTTTCCTTGTTGATATGCTCAGCAATCTTGCGAGCATCGGATAGGTTGTTAGTCTGTAATACTTCAAATCCTAATTGCTGAGCGAACTCCAGGTCGGCAGCACTAGTTATGATTGTGCAGTAAGGTGGAGTTATGTAAAGCAGGCTCATTAAATCTTCAGTTGAGTCAGCTCGATTAATTAGGTAGTAGGTTGGGACAAGAACATCATCCATAACGACTCTCTAAGAACAAATTGGTGGGTAGGTATTAACCTAACCCACCAATGGAGGTGTAACTTAGCCTATTGACGATTCAGAGCGGATACGTCTGAAGCGGTCAAAGTTGGTTGGAGTTGGAGCAGCAGTTACGCCGAAGAAGAAGTTGTAGGCCGCTGCGGCTGCAATCAATCCACCTGGGTCCAGGGAGTTGCTACCTGCTGGGAAGTTCTGGACCTTAACAGAGAAGTTCTTCTGGTTAAGGTTGGTCTTTCCTAGTGAGGAAGCAATGAATGCCTGGTGACCGAATACATAGGTGTGATAAGCATTGTGTGAAGAAGACTGCCAGTTGGTCTCTGTTGGTACAGCGTTGGATTCGTAGAAATCACATCCACCAACGTTGCCAATGTGCGAGCCCTTAATACCAGCAAGAGCTGGGTTGTTGCTCGCTAGAGATTCACTGTACTTCTGCAAGTCGGTAAAGCCAGAAGCAGTGGTGTCATTGACTAAGTCATAGGCACACAAGCTGTGGGTGATACCGAACATTAGACCGTTAGCCTTTGGCTTAACGTTCTTGCCACGTAGACCCCATACACCCTTACGGCATACTGCAGCAGTTAAATAAGAACCGTCAGCTACTTCAATGTCGTCCACTGAAGCGGCTCCGTTAGCCTGCACGTCAACTGCTGTTGAAATAACAGTGTCAACGGATAAGGCACCACGATAAGCTAGGAGAGCTGCACCTTCTGCAACTGTATTAGAGATTGCAGTTAGAACAACCTTGTTAGAGAAAGATACATAGTCAACATAGTTGGCTAGGTTGATTGTGCCAGTGTTCTGGGTTAGAGCCTGACCAGTAGAAGGCGTACCTTCAGTGGCTGCTGTAACGTTAGCAGTCATGGCGGAGTAGTCGAAGATTTGCATCGCTACACCGGACATATCAGGCATGACCTTTAGGTCACACGCTGGGTAAAACCATAGATTAGAAACGAGCGTATCTAGAGCGACACGGTCGTAGTAAACAGTCGGATATCCCGCTAATCCTGAGGATATGACTGATGCAGCAGTTGGCATTGCCATTAGTATTCACCTTGTGAATAGAGTTGGCTTCACCTATGCTGTTTGATTAGTTGCGAGTTGCTTGTTGGCAAGGTCCTTCAACTTCTCAAGCGGCATGGCATAAGCTTCGTCTTCGGTAGGGAGAGCATTAACTCTTGCAGCCGTAGTGCTACGACCACGAGAACTAATAGTGCTACCTCTACTCTGACTGCGTTGCTGCGTTGCCTCCGCCTTAGGCTCATCAGTCCGATGAGTATCCTCGACTTTGACATCCGTGGCATCGTTTGCTACCGCCGCTTCAAGAACGAGTAGTCCACTCTTCTTTAAGTCTTGGTAAGCCTTCTCAAGATTATCGACTGTGAACTCAGCATAACCATGGGACTTAACCCAATTCATTAGCTTGTTTCCGTTATCGACACTCTTCTTATAATCTGGATGTGTAGCTACAAATACATCTTGTGCGTGCAAAGCTCGTTGAGTCTTTGCTTGTTCCTCTTGCTGAACTTCCAGCAAGACTTCTTTAATAGCTTGCTTAGGATTCGTCTTTAGCTTCTCAGCGACGATATACTCTAAGTCTTCTTCTGATTTCTTCTCAGCAGCGGTCTGTACCTTCACGCGACTGTTGAGCTCCCTTATCTTCTTGTTGGCATTTGCCTTACCTTCAGCAATCTTGTCAACTAATTCCTCAAGGGTCTCAGCCTCATATACATCTACGCCCGAGCCGTCTTCGTTATCAATCTTTCTGATGTAGACGGTGCGGGTAGGTTGACCATCTTCTACTACTGCGTGATGTTCCTTTATAGTATCGACTTCTGCGGTAGGTTTATCCGATTCTGAAGAGTTATCGATTACATCTTCTGCATTGGTGAAGCGTCCCTTTGCATCACGAGTCTTCTGTTCATCTACTTTAGGAGCTTCAGTAACTTCTCCAGAAGCTTCTTTGATAGCAAGCTGGCGAAGTTCATCTAGAGACATTGTTTCGGCTTTCTCAAGTTGCTCGGCGGTTAGTACGGTCTGCATATTAGTTATCCTTGGTCTGGAGCATTAGCATCTTCTAGAGCTCCTAGCATGTTGTCGTCATCGGTGATTTGTTCTATGTCAAAACCTTTGGTTACTTCTACAGCGGAGAATAGTTCAGCGAATCCCTTCTGTAGTGAAGCTGCTTTAAGACGCTTAGCTTCTCCCTTGTCTCGGTCTTCTTCATCCAGCGCTTCCTGGACAGTCTTCTGGACTACGTTGTTGGCCATCTTTTTGATGTAGAGCCAACCCTGTGTACCTGTGGTGTGTATCAATGCAGATTTGACTGCGGTGATACGGGCAATCTCTTGTTGGTTCATTACTGTGCCTCATTCTGTTGTGATTGTGGATTCTGTAGGTTCTCTAGTTCTTGCTCTGAAGTCATTTCATGGTTCTTGAGTAGAGAGCGGACGGTAGCAACACCTGCTTGTGCTGAGCCCTTGGCATCTATGTTCTCCAAGTCGTCAGAATGCTTCTGATGCTGTAGAGCCATCTGAGCAGCTCCAGTACTCATAGCTTGGTTCCTCTGTTGAACACGCTGCATATCAAGCGTTGTCTGAGGTACGATTAGGTCATCGACATCCCAACCCATCATGTCCAATGTCTGGGATGTGAACTCGACGAAGTTGAACTTGATTGCAGAGGTCTCGAATTGACTTACTACTGGACCAGACGATACCAACTGGATAATCATGGGTGCCAGTTGAGCAGCAGCGAACTTAGCCATCATGTTGGAGCCAGCAATTACATCTACATCGCAATCAGCGTTGTAGACATCTTGGATATCTCCTTCGTAAGCCTTGCCTTCTTGTACTGTTAGAATATGATTCACTTGCTCAATGCTGAAGTGGTCGTGCATAAGAGAAATGAATTCTTTGAGCACGGGGATATATACAAGGTCAATGAAGATTTCCAGGAAGTACTGAAGCCCCTGGACCACGTCTCCAGCGAAGGCGTTGACACCTTCAGCAGTTCTCATGGCTTGGTTGGGCATGTTATCGCCCCCATTAGCACCGACTTTAGCCATAGCTCTTAGGTCTGAAGACTCAATCATCTCCATACCAGCCTTGCTAACATCAGGTACAACTAATGGCTTGAGTTCTCCTGATTCGGTGATAACTCTTCCAGGACTTACTGGAATAGCCTGAGTTCCAGGTCCGATTCCTTTGAGTAGCTGGAACACTGGGTTGAGGACCAGAGCCATGCTATCAATGGTGTTATTCATTACTCCCTGTTGAAGGCGTTGTTCTCCAGCAAGTAACTTGGCTACACCGAATCCCCATGCTGAGCCGATTACGTCAATGAAGGCGCAGGAATGGAACGGTAGCTTACCGAATTCGTTCTCCTCATTACGGATAACCAATTTACGCTGTAGAACAGTAACGACACGGTCTTCACTCCAGTACTCTAGGATTTCTAGAGGCTGGGTCATTGGGTCCTTGGAAGTCTGCTCTGATTCCAGCTTGGCTTGGAACTCACGCCATACAGCTCTCTTGTCAGCAGCCAAAGTATCTTCAGTAGGCTCCAGCTTGTTAGCTAGGAAGTTGGCTAACTCATCATCGGAAGGTATGTCTTTGTATTTCGGATTACTACGCAAATCAGCTAGACCGTAAGCATCGGTCATGAACTGCTTGATAACGAACTTAGCTCCATGCTGAAGGTCTTGACGCTTCAGACCTGGGTCTACAAGCACCATCTTTAGGTCCAGGCACTCATAGTTAGGAAGTTCGATATCAATCGACTTCATGGTGCCCTTCATCTCACCTTGTTCATTCTTCTTATAAACCTTCTTACGAATCTTTCTTGACTCCCAACCTGTACAACCAACCACAAACCCATAAGTCAATGCAGTCTTAAGAGAAATCCTCATCTCTTCTTTAACGCCGGCTTCCTTCATTGCCCAATCTAATAAAGCTGCATTGGCACGAGCTGCTTCAGGTTTAGTCTTACCAAGTGGTTGGATAATGAATGGGCGTCTCTTTCCTTGTCCGAATAGAGCCATGTGTAGGGCGTGCATTATCTTCTCGACAGCTTGAAGAGTTAAATGCATCGAGAGATTGGCACGGGCTTTACCATCAGCCCATTGACGAGGCTTTACATAGGCACGAACTAGGTCATCGGCATTCTCAATGCCGATGGGAACATGTCCCTTCGATTGAAGGTAAGTGATAGTGTCCCAAGCATCACTGAGAACGATACCTAAAGCTACATCGTCATCCCACTGTTCGCCAGCGGGTCTAGTCTCTTCTGGTAGGATGGGTCTTTGGGCATTGCCCTGGTCTATTGCTTCAGGCAAGCTTCCGAATCCACCACCTCCTGCATTTGGTTCTGGTATGATTGACATTTATTACTCCAAGCCCGTAACATCAGGCGTATCTCGTAGCTGTAGTTCTTGTTCTGTTAAGGTCTTTATTAAGGCGTTCTCCTGGTCCTGAATCATTGCGATAATGGGATTAGTAGGGCGTGGAGACATCGGTACAACCATGAACTGCTTAGTTATTTCCTGGTAGAGGAGAGCCGCTGTATCTGGGTAGTCGTCATGTCCATATCTACCCTTGGGGAACTCGATAGCTTGTTCTACTAACCTGTCAAACTTAGGTATCCCTAAGAGGAACTTGAAGCGACCTTTCTTGACCATCCCTGCCCATGCTGATACTCGAATGTTCTTGGCATCAGGCTGGTTATCTACCTTGGTGAAATCAATCGGTAGAATTATGTTCCTCTGTTTAGCCATCAGCTTCAGAAAGTCTGCGAAGTAGATACCGGAACTAGTCTTTTCAAATAGAATTCTCACTGGTCTGTGTCTAAGAGCCATATCCATTACGTTGAGGGCAAGCTCCATTGGCACCCACTGTCCACCTCGTTGGTCAGTCAGATAACCAGTACCTAGACTGTCCATTTGACCTACTTGAATAACGCTGTCATCGGACTTGATATTGTTAGTAGCTGCTAAGTCCACCATCATGATTGGAAAGCTGAGGTGTGGAACGTCTGCAGCAGGGATACAAGCAGCGTCTAACTGTTCCTTAGTTATGAGTGCCTGACTACTATGGATAGGCTGTAGAAGATACTGGCAGGCGAACATGGCAGGGTCATCACTCTGCATCTGCTCCAGTTCTTCTCTTAGGAATCCACCAAGCTGTCCATTCTTCTTAGTATGTCTTGGAAAGCGAACATCTTTGCCGTCATCGGTCCAGCAAGGCTTGATACTGATAGTCCATTTACCACCTTGTGTCTGCCAGCGGAGAATGTCTTCGTACAAGTCCCCAAATGCCCATCTAGTACCAGACACCCAGCGAGGACAACCAGGATTGATAAGAGATTGTGCGGCTGTGAAGTCGTCTTTTAATTTAGCTAGTAAGCGTGGGTTTCTATAGTTGGCTTCATGTAGTAAGTCATCAAAGACACCAAGGTCATAGTGCTGACTTGTCTTGATTGCTCTTGGAGAAGAGACAGTCACCGTTGCTTGGGCAATTTGCTTTCTCTTACGACAGGGAACAGTAAATTGCATTGCAGGGTGTGGACCTAGAGCTTCTTTGGTGCCACAGAATTCTGGAAAGAGTTCCTGGAATCGACTGCCTTCAGCTTCGCCTAAGAAGTGGGACTTAATTTGCTTGAGAAGCGTCTGGGTAATACTCACGCTTCCTTGCATCAACAGGATAGTGATATCTGGGTTGTTGATTATTGCCTGGATAATTACAACGATGATGGCTGTGGTCTTATAATGACCACGAGCCCAGAGGACCATTATGTTCTTAATGGGGTTCTGCTCTACCCAAGGTTTAGACTCATCGAACTTGGGATACTGCCAGAAGAGTTCGTAATGACACTGTTGGAAGTCGTAGCCAAGAACATCATTGGCTAAGAACATCTTGTCATTGCGAGCTCTGGCACGGTCGGATACCCTTTGTTGAGCTAGTTGTAGCGATTCTTCAGACATTAATACCTTGGGGATTTACTTCAGGAGGGAATTGAATCTCGGAGGAGTACAGCCTGAGTGTAGTTGTCTTAATATACTCTGCGGAACTCTTTCTTACATTTGATACACAGCGAACTGCCTTTAGTTTTGTACTTCTTACTAGGCACGAGTGTATGGTTGCAGAGCTTCATTATTTCCTCTTTGGTGCTTGCTCAGTAGGCGTAGGTGGATGGTCATGTGCTTGTTTGCGTCCTGCAAATACTCTATCGTTTTGTGCTTGACCAGACTTTCTCGCTCTCTTCACAGCACCGTCACGAGTGATGAAATGGACTGTAGTTCTAGTGCCGTTGCCAGCCCTAGGTTTCCTTGTCCCTGTCAAGATTGAATTGTCCATTACTGTTTCCTTTGTGCTTCTATCTGCTGTACTAATGTATCTATCGTATCTACTTGTGGACGAACAAGCTCAGGGCCAGTTCTTGGAGCTTTAGTACCAACTAGACTTCTGTATTGGTCAAGTAATAGAATGAATGTCCTATCTGAACATTCAGGATTACGCAGTCGAGCCACAAGCATTTGCTTCAATTCAGTCTTGTTTAATGGTGTGACATCTTCGGTCTTACCGTAATAAGCAACTAATAGAGCCTTGATATTTGGGAGCCGCAAGTTCCTTATAGCATAGAGGTCTGGTCTGGCAGTCTTAGAGACCTTTGCTGTAGCTAGATTTCTATTGCCATCAGATTCTATGTAAGCGATTAGAAACAACCTCTGATTATCAGTCAATTGCTGATACATCGGGTGCTTCTTTAACCCTTCTAGAGTCTTGTAATCTGGCTTGACTTCTTCTGTCATACTCATCCTTATCTAGTATCCTATGTTATGACTACCATAGACCAAAGTTTGTGCTATCTGTGGTTTTGTAGTCTTTGACAACTTTATGCCAATCTCCGTATTCAACGGTGAGGATGTCATCGTAATTCTCAGGGATGGGGAATTCTTCACCGAGGAATGTAGTTCTGATAATCTTAGTAGGGGCAGGAATAATAAACTTGTTGTACATTGGATGCCCACCATCAGAAGTGTCAACCCAAGGACCTTTCTCATAAACCTCAAAGACTTGGTTATTGGGGTATCGATATTGCTTCCAGATGTCTACATGTAAATCCCAAGGGTCTTCCTTGCTCTTCTTTGCTCCAGGTACAACGGCACTAATGCCGAAATACTCAAGTTTCAGAATATAGAAGTCTGCTGCGGTTAAGGCGTCAGCCACTTTCTGTAAATCTGCATTCTCATTAATCGGACAATCTATGTCGTTATCGTGGAAGATTAAATCGTGTTCACGGACGGCTCCTAAGAGTGTTCCATGTCCTAGATACCATTCATAACCGAGGTTATCTAATACTGGACGGAGAACAAGAAGACCGTTCTTTGCCAGTTCATAATTGCGAGGGTCGGCAAACGTGATATCTATAGGCATTTGATGGCCTCAAGAAAGAAGCTATTAGCCACTTCTGGAGGGTAGTAATTTTGACAGATAGTGTTATCTCTGAAGCGGGTCTCCTCTGATTGCACCTCATAGACCTTAAATCCTGCAGCGAGGAGGTAAGGTCTGAATCTATCTGGGGACGTTTGATAAACTGTAAAGCCACCCTTGGATGTATGCCCACCAAACTTATTGCTTAGAGGATTGTCACACTCATCTTCAGTAATCCTCCATATACTGCCTATCTTCAATATCCGGTAAGCCTCATGACAAATCTTACCCCAATGGGAAGGCTCTACATACATTAAGGTATGACTGGAGCTGATACACTCAATGCTAGCCGTGGGAAATATCCCTAGTCCAGTTTCCCAATACCAATGGGGATTCAAGTTCTTATCGAGATTTACATAGCCATCGAGTTGGTGATTACCACATCCAAGATTCAACCGCATTACCTTCCTCTGAATATGTGTCTTCTATTGTTGCTCGCTGGGACCTTATAGAGACTGCAGAGCCGATGTATGAGCTCATAGGTCGCTGTTTCGTCCCTCCACCAGAAGGGATGAGACTCAAGAAAAAGTGTTGGAACATGTTCTTCGAAGAATTCGAAGTCTTCTAATATTTGTTCTTCGCTACCCTCGACATCCATCTTTATGAAGATAGGGTCCTGGATATCTAACGACCTGACGAGCTCACGTAAAGTCCTACAAGCGACATCAAAGATGTGTCCTTCGACCCAAGGACCAATACCACCACCAGCGTCACGATTAACTCTAGTTGTGGATGCTCCTAACCAGCCTGAACCCAGAGTTATCATTCCATTTCGATTGGTTACTGCAAAGCAAATTGGTTCAACCTTGTTTCCATTCAGGGCGACATTCTGTACCAGAAGCTCAAACGCCACTGGGTCAGGCTCTACTGCTATAGTTCTAGCAGCGACAGTTGAAGCGAGTAAAGAATGACTACCCACCCAAGCACCTAAGTCCAGGAATGTGTGGGATGGGCGAAGGTTGTGTAATATAGCATCGAAGTCGGGAGCGTAACGTCCTTGCTTGACCCATTTGTAAAAGTCAGCCTCTGCTTCTACAACTTGAAACGTCCTACCGTGGATACCTACTTCACCAATCATTGTACTTTCCTGGTGGCTTTATCTTCCTTCCACTTATACCAAGCTCTCATATCCTCAGGGCGAACAGCATGAAAGGCGGAGATATTATCTGTATCTAGATTGTCTGGGTCTGGTGTCTTGTCGAAGCCATCGACGAAATACCAGTGAGCTTGTCTACCTGTTCTGTGTCCTGCTAAATGTACAGGTTGGATATTGTTATGGAATAAAGTGTTGCTAACAGTCACATCTTCAGCCCAATGATAGTTAGAGGTAGACTGTTCAGCGATAATCTTGAATGCTCGCTTGCTTAACCAATAACCAGTACCACCAGTGGCAACTCGGCCATTTAGATATCCAGCGTAATCCCACATGCCTGATAAGGCTTCGTGGAGGATTCGGTCTATATAGACTCCTGTGTCGTCATCACACTTGTAAAGCATGTCATAATCTTGTTGGAGGGCGAACTTACAGATGCTTATTGTCTTCTGGGGGAGGTGGGCATAGTCATCTGGACAGGATAAGAATACTTCATCTTCTTTTGGTGAACAGTCACAAGGAATTAGTCCGCCTACTGTACCAGGACAAGTCTTGTCATCTGGGTATTTACCGTAGAAGAGTTTGTAATCGACGTTAGGAAACTTGGCTACATCTTTCAGCCAGGTCTCTCTTAAGGCTGATATCCTGTCATTCTTACCACTGATATGAATGTCAGTGCCGTAAGCAACGCCATTGTGAGCGATGGCAGGGTTGTAATGGGGAGATTGGCTACTTTCGAAAGCACCGTAGTTGTAGGAGTGACAGACTGGGATAGCGATTAGTATCTTAGGGGATGGGTCCAGTGGGTCATTAGCGCGAGAACAACTACCACCAGTATGAGTGACTATAACTCGGTTAAGGTCTGCTATTACATATCCAGTATCTAACAGCATTTTACTTAGCATCAGTTCATGTCCTAAACCAGTCGTCCCATAGGTGGTATATCTACCATAGGAGCCAATCTTCTTATAATCCGATAAGCGGCGGAGACCAGGATTGAAAGATATTCCACCCCAACCCTCACGCCAATAAGGTTGAGCTATCTTGCAAGTGTATGGCGGCTTATCTATGAGTGTGTGCCATCCAGTATCACCACGAAGGGATACCTGAATAATCTGAGGGTATTGTTCCAGGAGCAGCTTGGATTCAGTCATCCAACCACCGCCCTGAACAAACTCCCAATCTTCCTCACAATGGAAGATATAGTCAGTCTTCACCATTGAGTAGGCTCTATCAATGCTATATATCTGACCTTTACGACCTTCATTACGGATATAAGTAACTGTGCCAATATTGGAAGAATAATAGTGGATATCATTCTTGAGCCAGTCGGGCTTATCAGCCCCTCCACCTTCAATGATAATGGCAGCGTCTGGTTTAGCCCCACCACAGTTGGTACGGATGAAGCTATCCAATGTCCGCTTGAGAAGGTCATTTCTATTGCAGGCAGTGACTACGAGAGTAATGTTAGAGCCCATTATTGCTTAGACTTCAGTGTCTGGTGCATAGCCATAATCTGTCTACCGTTCTCTTTACTCTTGAGCACGGCAATCAATGCAGTGATGGTTGGAGGTAAAGCGGTTAAGAAAGCTATAAGTACTGACATCCAGGGACTAGTCATGGCTTGGGACCTCCACTGGGTCTTTTTGCAGGAAATCGTTTATACGACCAGCAGCAATGTCCAGAGTCTCTTTATTGAAACACATACCATTGCCATTGGTGTCCGGCTGTAACGGAAGCCATGCAAGTAGTATTTCTAGTTGTTCAGCGGTTATAGTTCTCATAGATTCTCCTGTGGCATTGGAGGTGGGGTTGGTATGTCCACCACGCCAAGACGTTCCTTCAGCAACTGGAAAGCGGCGGCTGAAATAGCTTTCTTTATCTGTTTGTTATGAAGTAAGTCCTTTTTAGCTTGAGTCTGTATAGCAATAGCTACCTCTTCAGATAGGATATCTGTAAGTAGCTTATCAAGGTATAAAGTAACAGTCTGGGTAAGTACTAACTTGTTGGGATTCTGAGGGTCTGCAGTGATATTAATCAT